ATTGAATGCACAAGTAGATGCATTAGTAGAAGCTAAAACTTTATCTATACCTCAGCTAGAAACTGTTTCTCGTGTTCTTTTCAATGTTGATGTAAGCAAAATTACTACAGCTGAATTAAAAAGAGACGTATTAGTATATGCTAAAAATGAACCTGAAAACTTTTTAAACGTTCTGAATGACCCTATGCTTAAATTAATGGCAGAGGTTCAAAGTTTTTTTGATGAAGGAAAGTTAATGATGAAAAAACAAAATGTTCACTTTAACACTAAGAGTAATAAAAAACGTATGATGACTGTTCCTTTTGGTGAAGACAGAAATGAAATGATTGCACACTACCTTAAATCTGACGAAGGTATTGATACATTAAAGTTTTTAAAAGCTATTAAATAATCGATGTGTGGGCACACATTTTCAAAGAGAGACTGCTTAAAACAGTCTCTTTTTTTTTAGTTATCTTTGTACTTTATTAACCTAATTTTATTATTCATTATGGAAAAATATTTTACAGTAAAAATGAACTCAGCAAACGCTGGAAATTTTATGATTTCATGCAACGACATTAAAGGAATAGAACAAAACTCAACTACAGTTGTAAGAATCTTTTATGGAAATGCAAGGTCTATAGATATTGAGCATTCAGCTGTGGCATCAGGAAATGTTGAACCAAGAAGTCTTATAAACAGTGCTGTAGAAGAAGCCCTTTCTACTGACTGGAGAGAAGTTGACCGTGTAGTTGACTGTTCATTTGTTGCCGCATCAGGTGCACAAGCAGTTTGGGTTTCTGTAGGACAAAATTAATATTAACCTAATTTTATTATTTATTATGGAAAAATTTTTAAAAATAAATGTCGCAAGTGCTGGAGGCCCAACGCAGCTGGTAGCTTTGCATGATTTAAAACTAGTTTCACAAACTAGTACTACTGTTGTTAAACTTTTTTACAACGGTGGGAGAATAACAACTATAACTTGGCCTAATGGTGAAGCATTCCCTGCATTACAGAATTCTGTTCAAGATGCAGTAAAAGCAGCTTTAGCAACTGGCTGGACAAATGTATGTTATCCTTATTTAGCTAAAAAAGATGGATATGTTGATTCAATAACAACAGCTTAAAATGTATATGAAAATGGAAAAATTCTTAGAAGTAGATGTAGCAAGACAACTTATTAGTAGCCAAGCTACAGATGATGGCACCGCCTCTGGTAATGGGCCAAATGTATTAAATGACTCAGGACAAACATTTACGACTAGCGTTGCTGTTGGTGACTGGGTTTATGTATATGCAGTGAATGGTACGCCACAAGCGTCACCACACTTATATCAAATAGCTGGAATAACTAGTAATACTGAGCTTGCTTTAACACCAAAAGGTGCTACAGCTGGGCAGGGTACTGGAGTTGTAGCTCAAGGAGATTATTATATATACTCTAACACAGTAGTTGACAACAAAATGGTAGGTGTTTCAGATGTAATTACAGCTAGAGAAAACACTCCTGACGCAGCAAATCTTAAATTAAACTTGTTATATAACAGAGATAATCCTCAATTACAAGTACAATTTGTATTTGCTAATAATGGAGCTAATGATGTCTCTGCTGATATGATGAACGGATATAATGCAGCGGTAGAAAATTTATATCATCAAACATGGCCAAATGCAAGTGCTAAGTGGGAAGATAAAATGACTTCAGCAGGTGTAGCGAGTAAAGCTTATAAAATTTTAAGTGTAGAGAAAATCGCACCATAAAATAACTTAAACTCCCCAAGATTAAGAGAGGTTACTAAAAAAAAGTAACCTCTTTTTTTTTACTTATCTTTGTAGAAAGAATATAATATGATTAACTCTGTTAGAAATACTGTATTAGCTGTTCTTAATAAAAATAACTACGGCTATCTTTCGCCTAGCGATTTTAATTTATACGCAAAGCAAGCACAACTAGATTTGTTTGAAGATTTGTTTTATGAATACAATTATCAAATTGTAAAAGAAAACGTAAGACAATCAGGTACAGGATATGCAAATATATCTAAAGGCATACAAGAGGTAATAGATTTGTTTTCAACAACAGCAACTTTAGCAAACCCTGCTCCAGGTACAAATGTATATACTATGCCAGCTGATTATTATTTAATTAATAAAGTATTGTGTTTTGATACAGCTGCTGCTTTTACAGGTGAAGCAGAACGTGTCAGTCATTCTAAAATCACATTACTTAATAATTCTTATTTAACAGCACCAACTACTACTTATCCAGCTTACACTACAGAGGGAAGTTCAATGACAGTATTTCCTAATACAATAAATCAAAATGGACAAGTACAAGCACAATACATACGCTATCCACTTGACCCTGTTTGGACGTTCTTACAAATTACGGGAGGAGAGCCAGTATTTGATGGAAGTAACTCAGCGTTTCAAGATTTTGAGTTATCAAATGATTATGAAACAGATTTAACAATGAAAATATTACAGTATGCAGGTGTTTCAATCAGAGAAGCCTCTGTTGTACAGTATGCAAACACAGCAGAAATTAACCAAGAAAGCTCAGAAAAATAATGTCTTATTTAAACGGATACCAATATTACACAAATTCAGGAAATTCACCACAAGATGCAAATTGGGGTAATTATCAGTTCGTGAGTCTTGACGACATCATTACTAACTTTTTATTAATGTATGATGGAAACCATTCTTTAGTCAATAACGAAGAAAGATATAAAATTAGATTCCATGCAAAACGTGCTATACAAGAATTAAATTATGATGCATTCAAAGAGGTAAAAGCATTAGAGTTAAACGTGGGAGAAGATTTACGATTTGTTCTTCCGCCTGATTATGTCAATTGGGTTCGTGTATCTATGTATAAAGATGGAGTTTTAAGACCATTGACTGAAAACATACAAATTAATAGTGCGGCTGGATATTTACAAGATAGTGATAACAATATTTTATTTGACCAATTCGGTAATATATTACAACCTGAATTTGCTACCATAGATGTAGACAGATTAAAAGGAACAGATAAGACCATGTACTTAAATCAAGGACATGCTTTTGATGGACTGATGGGTTGGAATTATAATGGATGTTGGTACTTTGATTTTCCTATAGGAGGGCATTATGGTTTGAATACAGAAACAGCCAATGCTAATCCTACTTTTAACATTAATAAAAAAGCGGGTACTATTACTTTTAGTTCAAACATAAAAGAAGAACTTTGTATTTTAGAATACATATCCGATGGTATGGAGGGTGGTATTGATGCAGATGTAACGGTAAACAAGCTGTTTGAAGAATATGTTTATGCTTACATACAGTATGCAATATTAAATGCTAAAATCGGTGTTCAAGAATATATTGTAAACAGAGCTCGAAAAAACAAAGCAGCTTTGTTACGAAATGCCAAGATAAGACTGAGCAACATTCACCCAGGCAGGCTATTAATGAACATGAGAGGTAAAGACAAGTGGATAAAATAACATGGCTAAAACAACAAGAAATTTTATACAAGGCAGAATGAATAAAAGCGTTGATGAACGATTAGTTCCTCAAGGCGAATATATTGATGCTTTAAATGTAAGACTTGGTTCAACTGAAAACTCAGAAATAGGTTCAGTTGAAAACTCAAAGGGTAACACGCTTTTAGTTACACCAGAGTTTCCCTCTGGCACAAGCCACGCATGGCAATGTATAGGTGCGTTTGCTGATGAAGCTAATGAAACTATCTACTGGTTTGTTCACGCAGATTTAGTTAGTATTGGAGCTACGACCAAACTTGATATGATAGTGTCTTATAATAAATTCACACAAGTCGTAACTAACCACGTTGTTAGTATTGATGATGGCGGTGGTGTACAAACAACTTTAAATTTTAGTGACACTCATTTAATTAACGGAATAAATAAAGTAGAAAACTTATTGTTTTTTACTGACAATTTGAACCCGCCAAGATTCATTGATGTAGATAAAAACTATCCTGACCCTATTGGTAATATTGACCAGTTTTCCGCAGAAAGTATATTGGTTATTAAAAAACCTCCTGTTGCTGCTCCAGCAATTAGATTATTTAACACTACACAAAGTGAAACATATCTAGATGAAAGATTTATTTGTTTTGCGTATAGATATAAATATGCAAACAATGAATACTCTGCTACATCACAATTTTCTTTACCAGCATTTACTCCTGAACAATTTAATTTAAGTCTTGACAGTGGCTTAAATGAAGGAATGATAAATGCTTTTAACACAGCAGAAATTACATATAACACTGGCGGTTCTTTAGTAACTGAAATACAATTGTTATTTAAAGAATCAACAAACAACATAGTAAAAATTATCGAATCGTTCAATAAGGCAGAATTAGGTTTGGGTGACAACAATGATGAAACTTTTATTTTTGACAATAGCAAAATATTTACCATACTACCAGATTCAGAAATTTTAAGACTTTATGATAACGTTCCTTTATTAGCCAAAGCTCAAACTGTTATGGGTAACAGACTAATGTATGGGAATTATTTTGAGGGTTATGATTTAGTTGACTCAAATAATAATCCTATACAATTTAACTATGAAGCAAGTTTACAAGCAACAGATATTAATGAAACAATTCTTACACCAGTTTTAACTACTGGTACTTACCAAATAGATTGTACAACAGGTAGTTCACCAGTTACTACAACATCAGCTGATGCTGTTATGGGTGTGTTTCTAACAGAAGACGGAACTGCTTCTGGAGTTCCTATTCCTTTGAAAAGCGGGAACGTACTTGATTTTGATTTTAATTTTATACATAATCAATTTACTGGTGATATAAGCGGAAGTTTTAGTCCACCAACAGCAACCACTCCATTAACTAATTTAGCATTTACATTTGTATTACCACGTGATTACACTTCTGCTTCTGACTTAGCTACAAGCTCAGAGTTTGTGTCTTTTATGGGTTCTCCAACTAATATAAAACCTTT